TTTTAGCTCCGTACTGTGGAGAGTCAACATCGTATGTACCAGTTTCGTAAAATGTAATACCACCCCCTGAAGAATCATCTCCGCTTTGAGCATCTATTGAAAGCCAATTATTGCTTGTATCTCCTGTTCCTCCAAGCCTTAAGTTGCCTTCAATTGTTTTATCCCCTGATGTTAGAGCTGTAGCAGTACTTGCATTACCAGTAACATTACCAGTAAGAGTTGCGTTAAGTGTATTAGCAACAGTAGTATTACCACTACTATCAAATGTTATACATGTAGTTCCGTCATCATCTTTAATGTCGTTACCCTTAACAGTTAAATCACCTTCTATAGATAAATTACCTGAACTATTTATACTTCCTAATAGACCTACACTATTAACAGAAGAGCCACTTGAACCTGCTGCAGAAGAAGTAAATATTACACTACCGCCATCAGCACTACCAGTACTTGCACCTCCTTGCAATAGCAAACTACCGCCTGGCTTGTTAGTTCCTCCACCAGTACCTGCTTGCACATAAAGCCTACCTCCATCACTATCTGAGTGTGCAACTCTTGTTACGTAGTGTGAATCTCCATCATCTCCTCCTAAACCTAAATTACCATCTATAATTTTATCTCCTGCCGTTAAACTAACTGCAGTAGTTGCTGCTATACCTAAAGCGTCTATATCTCCTTTTGTTTGGTCGGCAGTAGCACCATCTTCTACATTAATTATTGTACGAAGATTAGCTGCAGATATTTCTTCTACTACACCTGCACCTGCAGAATCTCTACCTAGAACTACGTTAGTAGCTGATACGTTTTGCATCTTGGCATATGTAACAGCATCGTTAGCTATTGTAGTTGCTCTATTGCTAGAGGTTACATCTCCTGTTAAATTACCTATATTATCTACAGTTCCTGATTCTCCTGTAGTATCTATATCTCCATTGACAGCTATAGTAATACCTCCGTTAGCATTAGTTATAGTTAAACCATTACCTTGTGTAAGTGTAGCTGCTGTAGGGCCGTCTGTACCACCAATTAACAGTTGTCCATTTGTAGACATTGTAACAGCAAATAGTGCATCTGTACCTGAATCTTGTGTTATTATAACAGCTTTATCTGCAAAATTTGTAGCGTTTGTTCCCCCACTAGCAACACTTAAAGTAGACGATAACCCAGCAGCAGTTCCAGTTATATTGCTAGAAGTAAGAGCTACTGTACCTGTTGCATCAGGTAACGTATAGGTTCTATTTGCACCTAATGCACCAAGTGTAAACTTACCATAGTTAGTACCATGATCTGAATCTTCGTATATTCTAAAATCGGGTGCGTCAGTATCAGATTTAAAACTAATTGTTTGACTATTTATTTCAAATGTTTGGATAGTTGTACCTTGACCGATAAAAAAACCTTGAGCATTATCAATCCGAAACTCGTTACTATCCATATCTAATGTTCTATTTGCATCAGCAGTTAAATCAGTGTTAGCTATGTTAGTGTTTGTATCAGCTGTCATGTCATCTACTACTAAATCTATAGTACCATCTGCATCTTGATACGTAGCAGTTACTCTAGTCTCTGTGTTAGAAGAAAACATTGCGCCAACAAGATCTTGAACTTGCTCTGCAGTTAAAGGTGTTCCTCCAATGTCTGTTAACACTTGAGCTCCTGTTCTATATTTTACTATATTACTAGAGTCTATTGTAAGAAACTTATCAGGATCAGTGGCGTCATTCTGCAGACCTTCTATTTTTACAGGATCTGTAGAATCTTTAACATGAAGCTTATGGGTAGGAACTTTTACTCCGACACCCACTCTAAATTGAGTAAACATGTCGGAGGACTTAAGCTTAACCTGCTTCCAAAAAGATATTATAGAAGATTTTATTGCCATACTTAGTAGCCTCCTCCAGATCTAGAAGTATTACTAGAAGTACTACTAGGGGAAGCAATAGTGTTGCTAATATTAGGCGTAGTAGATCTTCCACTAGAAGACCTTCTAGTAGTATTTTCTGAACGGCTATACGTAGAATTATTAGCCCTTGCTACAGTTCTATGTGCGTCTTTAACTTCTATTAAAACATACAGGCTTGATTTTTCACCATTAATTGTATGAGCTTTATATCCTTTAGAAGCAGTTTTCATTAAATAAAAACCATTTTGTTTGTTAACCATAAAGTGGTGCCCTTCAGGTGCGTATACTTTTTTTTGTGCCATAATTACATAAAATAATCTAATTGTCTATCTTTATCTTTTAATATACTAGCTAGTGTTCTAGTATTAGTTCTTGTAGGGATAAAAGAATAGGCAGTTATATTTTTAACTATTCCTTTAGTCCAATAAAATCTATACTTATACCCACCAGTGTGATCATTAAGATGATAAATACGCTTACCCAACTTCTTGCTTGCCGCCCAATCTATCTTTAATTTATTTTTATCATCATATTTCATTTTAGACTTTTTTACTTTTAGTGTTCCTAATCTGTAAGGAAGTCTAATTTCTTCTGAGTTTATTAATATTTCATCTATTAATAATTTATTAAATTCGTCGCATATTTTTCTAAATAATTTTCTATCTACTTGTAATTCTTTTATAACTTCTTTAGTATAATATTTATAAATTTCATTTGATCCGTAATCTTTTGTATAATTCCCTTTACCTCTTTTTACTGTTTCAAACATTATTTTTGTTGATTAGGTTGCATGTCTGATTTAGAATTATTAGAACTGTCAGTTAAAGTTTCTATAAAAGGTTTCATGTTTTGAGATAACATAGCTTGTTTTATCATATCTAACATAGATGTAGATAAAGGGTAATCATGTATATCAGGATCGTACGCAGGAGTATTATCTCCGCCCATATAATTAGATATATCTCTAGGGTTTTGCCAAACACCTTCTACTTTTATAAAGTTTATAAACTCTATGTCAGGGCCAATTATATAAATGTAACTATCAAGAATAAATGCAAATTGCATTTTTTTAGTATATCTATTAGACCCTGCCCAAGGCACTCTATTATAGGGTATAACGTGAAAGTTTACAGATAATATTCCTGACGGCCCAACAGCTGTTATTAAATCTGAATGCGCAGTTTCTATAGCATTAGGTATTTTATCTACAGATCTTAAAATATTACCATCCATAGATACTCCAGCAGTAGCTGCAGGAACAGAAACTAAAGATAGTGCAGGTATGACTTGCTTAATATTATCAGAAACACTTCTTCTTTTATTTATGTCTTGACGTATAAACTGAGCTCTAAGACTGTCTATCTGAAACTCAATTTGTCTGTCAGAAATAATCTCATCATCAGATTGTTGTCCTCCTCTAATAAGGTTTTTAATATCGTATACTATTTCTTTTATTGTTGCCATCTACTTTAAATTAACTTGTAAATATCCTTCACATCCTTTTTCTTTGTTCCATATATAAGCTTGTGCTTCTCTTGGAGCGCTATAACCTTTACTCTTATGCCATGCATCGTTTGTACATATACTAGGAAGGAATCTAACCTTTACTCCTTGGTACGTGTTGACAATTTCTCTGTGGAGATGTCCGCAGTGGACTTCTCTATTTGGGCATGCCGCAAACATGAGCGGTTGTTCTGTTGCCATAAGAAGGGGCATGTCTGCCGTTTTCTCTTTATCCCCATGCGTGAACATAAGCATATTCTTTCCGTATCGGTAGTATTTTCTTGACTCATAACTATTATCTACTGTCACTGCACTATAGTCTTTATACCAAGACTCTATTACTTCTCCTATATAAAACATGCGCTCAAAGTCGTGGTTACCTTGTACTACTATAACATCTACTGGTGCAAATGCTGATAAGTAATCTATAGCAACAACTAACAATTTCCAATACCCTCTAAAAGTTTGTTGCCATTCTTCAGCGTCATGCTGTGGCGTACCTTTAGTAGTAGCTCTACTAAACCCTTCCGAGTTTAATCCATCGTTACCAATAGGTAGGATGAATTTTTCTATATTTAATCCTTCAGCTTTTCTATGCAATTCTTTAATGGTGTTTAAAAAATCTCTATTAGCTTGGGCTTGCGATATAGTTCCTATCTTACCATAATGAAAATCAGGTAAAGATATTTCGTACGCTACAAGAGATCCTACTTTAAAATTATAGACAGGGTCTATAGCTTGTGGGATATACTCTTTCATTTCTTCAAAGAACTTCTTTTTAAATTCAGTTAGATTTCCTTTGTCTTCTTTAGTTACAATAGAAAATCTGTATTCTCCTGAACCAGATTGCCAGTGCTTAACTGACTGTACATCTTTTTTATCAATCCCTCTTTCTTTTAGATGTAAATCAAGTTCGGGCATCATTGCTGCAGTAACTTCTCCTACTTCTTCTGTAGTATTAATGTTAGAGTTATTCTCTACCCATTTGTATCCTCCTGCATAATTTCTTAATCCTTTAAGGCATTTATAGATATTACTTTTATCTATACCTAAAGCTTGAGCTGCCTCAAACCCGCTTGAGAATTCATCTATAAGATTTCCTTCTCGATCATACTGCTGTATCATTTCTTTTTTATTTTCTCAATACTGCGGCCTGCGAAATATGCTCCATAGACTGTTATCAAAAGTGTTTGATAAATTGGTATATAACTTTCATCTATAGAAAAATTTCCGACATTACCATGAAATATTGACAAAATTACAAAAATAAATGTTAAGAATAGACATATCACAGGACGAATGTTCTTAGACAGCCAATTGTCAGACTTCATATCGGCTTCCCATCGCCTTGTAACTTGCTCCTGAGCCTGCGACTCAGCCTGCATAAGAACTTCCTGTATCTTTCTTTGAGCTTCTAACTTTTCTTCTTTAGACGTGGTTAAGTTATCAAGCACATCACCGACTTGCTTAACTACTCCTCCACCTAAAAAGTTTAATAACTTACTCATACGTCTGCGTATCTATATTTAGTATCTCCATCCTCATTTTTATAGGCCTCGAGTACTTGCTTTCTATTATCTTTAGCTTTTAAAGATATATGTATCCAAGCAAAATCAAACTCATTAATCATCTGGTCAAACTCTAAACCTGAATCTAAAATCCACTCATAGATAAGTTCGTTCATCATCTTCCCCATCTGCCAAAACTGGATGTCCAATGCCTCACCTTTGCAATGCTGCGAAGAAACGCTGCCCCCAATAGCACGATTGAGCGACGGGTTGCGATAACCACTACTGATCCTGATAGGACCAATAGAGTCACGAAGAGGTTGTAAAAGATTGTCCACAAGATGCTGCATATTTTGTAAGTGCTTTTTAGTCGGCTCATTATCTATCCCTAATCTTTTAGCTGTGTTGCTGTGAGTTATTTCAGACAACGCAAAGTTTTTACTTAATTTCATTATTCAGTTTTTGCTTGTTTAATTTCTAAATCCTTAACTACCTTACGTAGATAGTCCACTTCTTTTTGTAGGTAGTGTATTTTTAAATCCTGCTTAGCGTCATCAGGTAAAGCACCCATTTCACCTCTAGGCCACTTAACTCTAAACTCGTGGTTAAGTTCTACGTTATCTTGCATACGTACAATATCTAACTGTAGCTGATCAATCTCTGCAGTAAGAGTAAACCATATGCCTGCAAGAGAAACTATACCAGCTACAATACCAATTAGACTTTTTACATCTAACTGTACTTTAGAGTTTTCGTTTATATCAATACTCTCTTCCATTGAAGTATATCTTTTTACGTGTTATACCGTCACTAGCTATGTATATACCTTTAGTTGGCGTTACTACTCTACCTAATATATCGTAATATGTAGTAGGCGTAAAAGGTTTAGTATCAAGTTCTGCTACAGATAACTCAAACGATTCAAGGTTTTGTTCAAAGTATGTAGAGTCTGTACAACCACAGTCGTGTACTACAACACTAGCTGAAGGATGTGTATACCCTAAAGTAAGAGCACTATCTAAGTCAGGGTAATCTATTATATACATAACAGCACCACCCCAAGCATCACCATTAAAGTCACGCATTAGTACTCTGTATTGTTTAGGTAAATAAACAATTTGATCTACTGTAGTTGTACCATTAAATATAACTGTATCTAAAGCACAGTTACCTATAGACCAAAACATACCGTCCATCATGTCTGACTCTGTTACTACAATCTTTTTATAGTTGTCAAAGTTTTGAGCTGTAGAACTAAAAGATAAAAATATAAAACCTATTATATACATAGCTACCATAAGAAACCAAAACATTATTAATGCAATGCTTGACTTATGAAATCTTTTTAAATTTAATTTTAATTTGGTCATTACTGAAATTTACTTAGGGTTATATTATCAATTGCTTTTTGTACTTTCTTTTTAGTTGCAACAAGTTGCATCATTATGTTAGGATTAAACCTCTCTTGTTCTACACCGTTGTCAAATATTATAACTGTAGGTATAGCTGTTACTTTGTATTTTTTTTGAACGTCAGCTCCTTTAACTATACATACTCTATATGACTCGCAATCTTTTAACGAGGGTAAAAAATCAACTTGATTACCTGCGTTCCACTCAGCCCAGAACTCAATTACCACTGTTCCTTTTGCAGTTTTAGAATCAAATGAGCTAGAACTAACAAACTCTTGAGCTGAAAGACTTAACGTTAGCAAAGATAAAATCAATAATTTATTCATATAACTTCTCTTTAATTGCTTTTAGATCGTCTTTAATCTCTTTTACATCCTCCTGTGTAGACATAATAGTTTGACGAATTAGCTGATCCTTCATATCAAACTCCATACGAGTTATTTCTGGATCTTGAGGCTCAGGCAATAACTTTGCTTCTGCTATGTCTGCTTGAAGCGTAAACCACATACCGACTAATGTAGCGATTAAAAATGCAATACCTCCTAGAGTTTTTAAACTAATTTGTACTGCTGTATCTTCACTAAGTTCTTTTGCCATAGTTAAAATATTAAATAATTTATTCCTGTTTTTAATTCATAAGAAGGCATACCCCAAAATTTTAAGTGCTTACCTTCAACAAACAAACTAAGGTGTCTGTTTAAGTTTACACCAAATATTAAACCAGTATCCCATTCTGACTGTGCACTTCTTTGATAAGAAAAATCTGTTAAACCTTTATGTAAAGGATATAAAGATCCCCAAGCGTGAAGCCAATAAGTATCTCTGTATAAGTAGTAATCTAAACCTAACACTGCAGACACTTCTTGTTGCAGCCCTATATCTTTTAAAACGCTTTCATTGTAATTAGTAACTAGCTCTCCAAAATGATACTTGTAAAACTCGTTATCACTTGCAGCTAGCCATTCTATTTCTCCAGCGTCTTCATCAAACCTTAACCAAACACCATCGTTAAATCTAAAATAGTTTTGGCTTATAGCAAAATCTTCCCATTCTATATCTACATCTTCGATAGGATTAAATCCATAGACAGGATGAGAACGATGGGCTACGCCAAAAGTAAAGTCTAAACCACCAAAACTTTTGCGTAACCTAACCTCGCCCAAAGAATACTTTAAATCTATTAATTCATTATTAACATAGTTAGCCTTAGCTGTATACATGTTAGATATGTATCGTACATTATATTCTTGTTGAGCTACTTCTAATCCATTGTTTCTTACAAAAGAATATTGAAATAAATACTCAAGACCAGGTGCGTTAGATATAGTAGCATAGTCAGTTGCCTGATGCTCGTTACCTGTATAGAAATTGTTTTGTTTAATTTGATAGTCGAATCTTGCTATCTTTCGTATACCTAATGTAAGAATAACATTTGGTGCGTACTGTGGTGTAAGTTCTACTAACTCTCCATCTACAAAGTTAGGAACAAAGTCATAAGGATTGTCAGGCTCTGTACCCTGAACCATAAAACTAGGAGCTCCTATCTGTGGGGTGTTAGTAGTGTAGCTAGCGTAAAATGTAGCAAACCTTAAAAGGTTTAACTGCGCTGTAGCAGTTAACGATGTTAAAGTTAATAGTATGAATAATAATTTTTTCATTTCTTAGCAAATTTTTCTAGACCTGATATACCAAAAGAACCAAGTACTACCCACACAAATGAATCATATACAAACTCGTTTATCACAAGGTCTGTACCAACCCATCCTGTAACTAGATCAGCTACCATTATAAGGCACATTATAGCAAATGCTATAAAGCCTACTATAGCTTTTTCGTTCCAGTTGTTGTCGTTTTTAAAGATTTCCATTAATACTTTTTCTTTACCATTTTCTTTTTAACAACCTTAGCTCCTTTTTTAGCGTAGCCCATTTTGTTACGAACTGCTTTAGGTAGTTTACCTAAGCTCTTTTTTTTCTTTGGAGATACTTTCTTTAATGCCATTTTTTTCTAATTTAGATTTATTAATTATTTTCTTATTTTTTCTAACTTTGGAAGACGTTTGCTCCCAAATTTCATCAGGCGATAAGACAGACCATTTATAATTTTTACTCATTTTTATAATCTTTGTAAACCAATTCTAATTGTTAAAGCTGCAGCTGTATATGAAGGAGTACCGTCAGTATGACCAAATATATATAAAGAAGTTCCGTTATCTGCAGGTTGAACTACTAAATCAATTCCAGTAACAGTAGCAATTGTTGAAGTAGCTAAAGCAACATAAGAAGCTGCAGGAATTTCTACTTCTCCCAATATAGTTTGATTCTCTGCATGAGTATTATTTTCTGCTGCACCTGAAGCAGCTGTAGCTATAGATTGATCTGTAAAAAATAATGAACCTACAATACTTTGAGCATCATCATCTATAACTGTTATAGATTTTATTAAAGCTCCTCTTCCTGCTACAACAGCATTAGGAAGTTCAGTTGAAGCAAACCAAACATCATTTGCAGAAAATGTTTCTGCTGCTACAGTTGGCTGCAAAGTAAGAACAACAAACTCTTGATTACTAAGTTTATTTTCTACTCTTGATAGCCCTTGGGCTAAATCTCTCGTTCTATCCATTTTATTTTATTTTAACATGTTTTACAATTACACAGATCTATAAGCTTTTGTTTATACATATCTGTTTTAGTTTTATTTATACCTTTTAAAGACTCTACATAAGATTTATATATTGTATATAGTTTTATAGCTTTTGTAGTTTCTTTATTATTGCAGTCACCTAGATCTATAGATAATATAGCATTTTCTGCGCAATTATGTAAATCTAACTCTATGCAACTGCCATCATCTATTTCAGCAGCAGAGTTGTAGTTTCCTGAATTAACATCTGTACACCCTGGAGTATTTAATGAAATAGTAAATGCGTGTACTTTTTTTAAATTTGGCATCTTAAAAATATTTTTTAGTTATTAAATCTCCAAATTCTCCTATAAGTTTTATCTCTAATGGAGCATTTAAATTTCCTGGGTTTATATATTCCATTGCAATTTTTACATCTTTTGTTATTGTAAAAGAGTCTGAGAAAATACTTTTAGCAAACATAGTATTAAGAGTGGCTAAAACTTTATTGTTATCTATATCTATAACACGAACCTTAACTCCTGAATACTCTAAAAGAGAGTTAGAAGAAGTGGCTGCTTGAACAGTTATAGTTGTATGGTCTTTTGTATCTTCTTTTACATACACCGTACAATTTTCAGTGGTAAGTAATGAGTTGTTTTCAACACACCCAATACTACAATTTGAATTTAAACTTAGCAAAATAGATCCTGTGTCATTGTACCCAAACCCGTGGTAGATAGAATGATAAACAGTGTTGTTTGGTCTTATAATTTCCAAATCTGCATGAGCCCATATATTAGACTTTTCTACCCCTAAAGGTAAAAACCATAAACACTTGCTTCCTACAATATTATTAATACTAACAACACTAGTTAAAGCTCCTACTGTTTCATGATATTGACTAGCTGCAGGAGAAACTTGTAAAACATTTTGATCTGAATCGTAAATAATCCAATTAAGTTTTTGTAAATCTTCCGCAGAAACTCCATTAGTATATATAACAGTTTTAATTTTCCAACCTGTTACTACAGGGTCTACTGGATTTACTGGGTCTACAGGGTTTGGATCTATAGGGTCTCCATCACACTCAAACCCTTCTTCAGCATATGTACAAGAACCATCATCGTATATAGCGTTTGAATCATAGTTACATGCAGCAGTATCCATACATCCTTGACAACTATCAAATTCACAGGTACCATTGTCATCTGTAGCTAATGGGTTGTAATTACAAGCGCCAGGAGATGTACACCCATATATAGGAACATAGTAATTACATTGATTATTATTATCTTCTATGTAACAACAAGCTGTATTGTCGTCAGGAATTCCAAAATAATTAACTGCAGATTGATCAGTACAAACTTTTATTGGATTTGAACAATCAGTTTCTACTGTACCTCCTATAACTCCAGTACATAAATAATTACAGTTAGCATTATTTTCACTACAAGTTTCACACTCTTCTAAACTATCTGGATTAGAATAATTATTAGCTGCAGGATCGCAACATTTAGTTTCGTACCCACCTGGGCAAGGAAGAACAGGACAGTCTTCACAAATATTACTATTACAAGTAAAATCAGGATTAGTTCCATTTAATATTCCTTCATGTAGTGAAGGAGCAACTGAAGCTGAAGTTCCATTGTCTGTTGTGTATTGCATATAATTTGGAGCACATTCACTACAGCATACTTCAGTTAAGTCAGGCTCTGGAGTTATAAACTCAGACAAATCAATAACTACTTCTTGAGTAGTTCCATCGTTATTTTTAACAGGAATAAGTTCATATACTTGAGGAGCACTTATACTACTACCTCCTACAAGATCTAAAATTACTCCTGACTCGTACGGAGAACCTGAAATTAAAGTTTGAGTAATTCTTAAATCTTTATCGTATACTACTTCTGCTATTGGACTTAAAGCATTTTCAATATAACTTTTTATAGTACCATCTTCAGGAATAGCAAGTGTGTATTTAACTATCCTTTGTATTTCTGGATACCTTCCAAATAAATTAGAAGCATCGTAAGTTGTTAAATCTAAATCTTCTTTTAATGTAAAATAAAATTTTGGACTGTAGTACAATGTACTGTTAGTAGGTAACTGTAAAAAATCTACGCTTGATGTTTTTGGAGTTAAATTTATATTAGAAATTTGGATAGAATTATCTCCTTCTCCAATTCTGTAATGATAGTATCCTGGCTGTGTTATGTCTACGTTTCTTACATTATAGATAGCTCCTCCACTAGGCTCTGCACTAAAGTTGTAATGTATTTCTCCATTTTTTTGTGCGTTAGTAGTAAATATTTTAGGAAAGTCTTTACTAACTTTTTGCACTCTATTGCTAAAAGAAACATTATTAATTTGATCTAAATTAGTAGGGTCAGCTTCGCTACAACTCCCATCTTCTAAACATGCAGGCCAATTGTCTGGCAACGTAAGGTCTAAATTATCATAAAAAAATGAATCCTTGCTTATACTAAATATAGGTATTCCGTTTTCAGGATACACTGCAGGTAGAGATACAAGCGAGTGCGTAAAATTAACACTACTATTAACTTCTCCATCTTTATCTGGTTCTACATCATAAACTGGAGGTACATAAGTTTCGTACTCACAACATCCAATACAAGGAACTGTATAAGTAGGACTGTAATTTAAAGCGTCTTCATCTATACATCCTACACAAGAATTAAAATCAGGGTCATTTACGTCAGTAAAACAATTATCACACTCATCTTCAATAGTTAGTGTAGTGCTTAAAGGTACACACTCATTTAAACATTGATCAAAATGATTGCCAGAACAACATCCGTTTCCATCTGGCCCTTCACAAGTTCCACATTCAGTTTCAGGTCCTTGACCGCAACCACATCCTTCATCTATTTCAGGACAAATGTTTTCTTCTAATATGTAAGTTTGTGTGCAATAACAATATTTGTATCCTGGACAAGGATTGTTTGGTAATTGCCCAGGCCCATTAGGAACTCCGTGACAATCTAAACATTCATTGTTACCGCAACAAACTCCGCATTGATCTTCTCCATCCGAACAAAAATCAGGATCATCAAATCCTCCAAGTCTACATTCTCCACATTCGTCATACTCTCCAGCACAATCGTCAGAAGTATCTCCTCCTGTAAAACTATAACCTGGTTGAGGAGATAAACTACCATCGTCATTTACTACAGGACAAAGCTGTACTGCAGGAGCAACTCCTAACCCATCCCCGTCACTATCTATGTATTGAGACATAGGCATATTATTACAATCACAAGCGTCATCAACATTTACTTGACCTGTACAACCACAATAAAGTCCATGCAATTGTTCTGAAGTTTCTCCCTCACAGTTACAAGGTTTTTCAAGATTTTGTTGCAAAATTCCTCCCATATACACTTTTTCTATAGGATCACCATTACAATCACAGTGAGTTCCTACAGGAAGATCTCCTTCACAACTACAATATTTTCCATCCCAATATTGAGGACTTGTAGAGTTTTGATACTCAGAAAGACTATCGCTAGGTATTACAGCAGCACCTGAACAATCACAATAACCTTCTTCTAATCCTTCTTGTAAAAATGTAGCTTGGCCACATGTTCCACAATAATTAGGTAAAAGCGCATTATCACAATCACATCCGCTAAAAGGGTAGCTACATAAAGAGTCGTCTTGTACCCAATACCCTTGTCCAGAAGGAGTGGGAGTTCCAGGACTTACAAAATTACATGCACTTGAGTTTCCACAATAACTATAACTACATCTAGAGTTGTCTTCAACACTAAATCCAAAAACAGGTTCTTCATAATTAGAAGCTTCAGTGTCTGCACAAACCCCACAAGTTGATCCAGGGTCAGGAATTTCAGATGCATTTTCTTCTGTGCCTGCTACAAAATTTGTTGCATAACATTCTGAACACTGAGGTTCTATACTTTCTCCACAATCACATTCTACAAAACCTTCTGAAGTGCTGTCTGCTACTGCACCTGTCCCTCCAATTGCTTCAGGTCCGTTATTTGCAGGGCTAACACATCTTGATGGTATCGTAGCATTACTTATATAATTACAGTTTTCTAATCCTATACTATTGTATTCATCCATACATCCTGTAACCCCAGAGTATGTAATACTAGTTGCAGTAAAATTAAATCCTGAAACATTTGAAGAAATATCAGGTCCTTTAATTGTAATTTGATCTCTTGTAATATTGTTATCTTGTTGAACATCATTTTTATATGATGTCCAAGCACTTTCTGCGTCACTAGACGAAGAGTAACTCATAGAAAAAATATCTTTGTAAGATACATCTCCTGCGTTTATAGCAAATAAAGCGTAGTAAGTGTTATTATAATTTAAAGGATTTACTATTACACCTAAAGAAGGATATTCATTTTCCCCATTAGCTCCTGCATAATCTGAAGATACTATTTTTCTAGCTGATATATATATACCATAATCTTTTGCTACAAAAATATTATCAATACTAACGGTACTAATATCAGATAATTCTGAATCTACTGAATTTGCTATAGTAAACCTTGGATCAAAACTGTCAGAAAATTGAGTAGGCAACCCTTCTCCTTGCGTGTCTGGAAAAGGGTCTACATGTTTAACAACTGCTTGAGTCAAAGTACTTTCTAAATTTAATAAATTAACTTGCATTAAATAATCACGTACTCTTCCGTAATCGCTACTTTGATTAGTACCTAAAATATATAATGTAAATCCTATAGGATCATAAATTAATTTTTTAGGCATTACCTTTGTAAAATTGTAATCTCCTGCTCCTTCTAAATTACTAGCTCTTTGATAGTAAGTAGATAAAGCGTCACAATTTATTAATGTTAATTCTCCTAACTCTTTATCAATACTATATACTAAAATATAGTTATCTCCTTGACCTAAATTTATAACAAAAGTTACTGAAGTATTTTGTAAGTCAGAGTAAGAACTAAAAGTTATATTATTAATTTGCTCTGTAGATAAATTTTCAAAAGAGTTGTTATAAAGTTCTGCTGTTTGTAAATCTGATAATATATATACAAGATGAGTCGAGCTAAATTCTATATTAGAATTAGGAAAGTCCCAATTGTTTCCATCATATAATTTTTTTATATAATAAGCATTAAAATTAGTATCTAGTTTATTAAATCTTAATGCAACTTTACCAAATTCATTAAGCTCTAGATTTATAATCCAATAACTATTTTCTGTTATTTGAATTTCTCCAAAACCATTTGCTAAATAACTAGTATCAGTGCAATTTAAATTTGATACACTTAAAGTACTAGTAGGGTGCGCAGATAATTGATAGTTATTTGAAAAAGCTGTCGAGTACTGAGTGCAAGTTAAATTAACTGTTCTATCAGTTGGCTTTGAAGGAAAACTAAAAACGTAGTAATGATTTGTAACGCTATCAGTTCTACCAAATTCTCCTGGCCATAAACCACGATTATTTACTCCTACTATAGAAGGAGTTATAAAAGGTTTAGCTCCTGTGTTATGATCTGGGTAAACTCTATTTTCTACAGTATAGTTTAAGGCCGCATCAAAATATTTAATAGCAATAGTTTCAGCGTTAGATCCATTTGAATCTAATGATACATCATCTTTAGTAGTTCCAATGTAAATACCTGAAGTGTCTGAGTTAGGGACTATACTATATTTATGATATTGATTTTCAGAACTAGCGTCTACTTTAGATAAAGTTTTTACAAAATGAACAATAGGAGTATCTGCAAAATTAGTTATAGTATGTGACCCAAAACTATTTCCAGATTTTATTCTGCTTAAGGTACTACCAAAATATCCTGGACTCGCAGGAGAATATTTTAAAGCTGGTGATGAAGTTACTTGCGCTAAAGTTGACGGCAATTCTATTATAGGAGTAGAAGTAGTAGTTTCATTAATCCACGATTGAATATAAGATACTTCAGGGGATTCTGCATTTACATTAAAAGTGTTAGTATTAAAGACAATTTTAGGAACCTTAGAATCACTTATATAGTAAGTAGGAATATCTTGAGAAGTATGTATTGTTATTGCTGAAGTAGGCACAGTCTCTTCTGCGCTTCTAACCTTATGTCTTCCTTTTTCTAACCAATTATCAAGTTCTATGTTTGAAGACATAGAAGGTAAAAAGTCAAAATTAGTAGATGTAGTTTTAACAAAAGCTTTTGTAAAACTTGCAAATTGACTTACAGTAACAGACAATCCTGGCTCAATTATTTTTATATATTCATTTGAATTGTGAGAAAAGAAATACATAGCACCATCATGCCCTCTATCTACTCTAGTTAAATCTCCTGCAAACGGATTTTCTATCATTACAGCGCTATTAGCAATAGGCAAACTGTCTTCATCTGTTTGCCCTAAAGCTACAGAACTAACATCGTAGATACAAATGTATTTTAAATCAGTGGTTTTAGATTTAACAATTGTATATAAATAATTATCATTTTCAGTAAATTGCATAGATACAGGCATATACCCTTTTTCTGTAGCTACATTTTCGTTTGAAATGTCTCCCCCAGGTACAGGCAAATAAACACCGTTATCAGTTAGTGGTAAAAATTGCCCATACTCGTTCATGTACATTAATGCAAATCCATGTAAAACTGCATAAGCCATTACATAACAACCTATAGTGTCTGCAGGTTGATCTGGCATTACTACAAAAGGATTTTGATTTGTATTTCCCATATCAGTTCCAGCAATAGATTTTTTCTTAAAACTAATTGCTGCAGGACAATAAGATAGTAATTTAAATAGCTCATCGTCTTTAGAAGTATCAACAACAATTGAAGCTTCTGCTGCTGATAAAGTTGTAGGGTCTTCGATAGAATAATCTGTAGATGCTACAAAACCATAAGAACCTCCTGTTTCTGTGTTGTTTTCCCATCCGCTACCAGCAAGTCTTATAATACCATATTGAGAAATATCATTAGGAGTATTAAAATCAAATCCTTTTATATACATAGTTGTAGGCATAGAAAAAGTATCTGATTGAGTTATAGGCATGTAATAATGATTTCCATTAACTTTACCATAAACAGCAGTTCTATTAAAAGGAAGAAGTTCATTGTTTTCTGTCTGCGAATGTCCAGCGTTAAATGAGTACCGCCCAAAAATATTATCTGTAGCAAATCTAGAGTTTCCTTCTGGAGATGTAATATCTACTACTGGTAAATTCATAAATTGACTTGTAAATAAATCAAATACAATGTAACTACCTTGCCAATATTTAGAATTAGTAGAAGTATCTACATATTTAAAATCTCCAATTCCATCATTGCTAATACTAGCGCTAGGAATATTTTCTCCTGTAATTGGAAAATCTGCATAAATATTACTGTGCATAGGAGGTGCAGATTGTATAATAGGTATAATTTTAGAAGTTCTAAGCTTTTGATTAGGATTAGTTCCAGGAGAAAGATTACTATATGTAGTTGCTGAAAAAGTAGCAAAAGAACTTTCTAGCGGATTACATATGTCTATTTCTAGACCATTAACTGTACTAATACTAGTGTCTTTAGTAGTTAATGGCCAATACCATTCAGATATATTACCTCCTGCAGCAGTATGTAAAGATTTAAATTTTTCTAAAACATTGTATCCGTTTTTAGAAACATCTTCATTAGTCATGTATTGATCAATTCCTCCTTCAGGCTCAAGACTAAATCTTTTTGATCCTAAACTACCGTTTTGTAAATCAGCATCACCAGATACATCTTCAAGCATCCATTTAGAATAATCAAAAAAATCTGGGTAAACAGAAAAACTGCTTTGGACCGCTACTACTTCTGCAGTACTTCCAAAAGATCCGTTTGAATTAACAACATTACCTAATCCATTTTCAGGATTATTACAATCATAAATTTTTTCTAAGTCTGAATTGTAGTTAGGTATATTATGATCAAAAGATAAAAAAGCTATTTCTCTAGGATTATAAAATAAAATGCTAGAAACTTTTATTGGTGCTGTTAAAGCATACGAAGATTCTAAAAACCCAGGGTGCGCAGTATTAGATACAGTAATAGAATATAAGTTACTAGTAGATAATTTTTGCATTCCTTCATTTGATTCGCCTATAGGTACAGGAGTATTTTTTTGTACATTTATAGCAGCTGTAGCTTCTTGTTCTAAGAATTTATTACCATTTTTTATAATGTTACCATACCTATCAGATAAATTAAAATATCCAACATTATTTTTATACACAACACATTCTACATTACCAAAGTTATCAGTTATAAGTAAAGATTCTGTAAAATACATAGTTCCATCACTTAATGCTTTGTTAGGAATAAAAGAAGCTTCATTATTACCTATTTCAAATGTTTGTTCATTAAAAACACCTTCAAATTGTTGTCTTAAGTTATAGTAAATTTCTCCTATACTTATATCTACTGCTCCTCCAAAAAAACTAGAACTTGTAGGAATGTAATTTACTTCTAATCCTCTAGAAACGTCAGAATATAATACTCTAGGATTTTGTTTAAAATTAAATACAGCTTCTCCTGAATTTTTATTTGCTTGTGGATCGTAGTTAACCGCGCTTACATTTGTCACACCATATCTAACAGGAGCTGCTGTGCTTGGGCTACCGTATTTAGAAAAAGTTTGACTTTTTAATTTTGAATTTTTAACTAATCCATTATCATTTATAATTCCTTTTTTATCTGTAATTAAATTATTATAAAGAATATAATCTCTAGATATAAATTTTGAATCTAAGTTTAAACCCAACTGCTTACCTATTTTTTCAATAGTTTTAGCTAAAACATTAACTTCTGTTTTTTTAATTTTAGCAAGTTTTATATCTGAAACCTCCTTGCCTACTTTAGTAAAATGTAAATCTAAGTTTCCTTTACATTTAAAAGTTGGAGAGTATATAGTATTAAAAAATAAAGCCCATTGATTTAAAGCGTTATCTATAATTATATTATTACTTTTTGAAACTGCAACTTTTAAAGTAATTTTAGCAGTGTTCCCTGCTTTAGCTTTAGAAATAGCGTCAAGAAGTTCTTTATTATAATTTAGCTTTGACATAGTTTTATATTATTTTAAAGGTATTATTTGTAACGCGTATACATTAATATCTGTAACAGCAGTAGCTGCTTTTACATCTGCACTAATTGTTATTTTTGAATCCCAATTTATTTCTAAAGAATTTGTTAAGCTTGTAGTAGTATCATCTTCACCTATCATACAAAAACCAAATGCCATTGTTTTAGCAGTGTTTGAATGTAACACTGTAACTTCGTGGTGTATAAATTTGCCACTAGGAGCTGTTGTTCCTGTAGCGCTAGACTCTATAACTTGTGTCCCTCCTACACCAATAGCCACTGTTTTTGTATTACCTGTTGCTTGAGCAAAACAATGCGATATAACTTTAAATCCTGTACCTATCGGGTATTCTCTTAAATCAACATCTATAGACATAACTGACTCATAAGCACCTGTAGTAGTTGCTCTTTCTCCTGAATTTATATCACTAGTTACAAAAGTTTTAATTCCTGAAGTAGTGTCAGACCCTGAAGAAATGTTACTTTCTAAATACCATGTTTTTTCTGAATCACAATACAACTTAACAGAAGAAGCATTTGAATTTAAAAGAAAAGTTCTAGCTCCTTCTATAGTATCTCCACCTTGAGCTACTAACGTAATGTTATTTTTTAAAGAATTACCATACTCATCTTTAATTAAGTATTTAGTAATTTTAGGATTAGAAAGTCTTCCTATTGTTGGTAAAATAAGTTCAACACTATTTTTTCTACAGTCAACTCCTACTATACCTTTTTCAGATTCTAACAAAGCATGCTTTGAAGTTACTACAATAGTTCTATTATATTCACTTCCAGCTTCTAATGCACCTTTATAAGAATTAGGAGTTAGCGCAGAAGTTTCAGAAATTAGTTCTTCTGTTTCTTTGCTAGTAGCTATTTTTAGTATACCTGGCGAGTCTTGAGTTGCTGTTATTACATTAGTATTAATTATTGCAAACTGATGTCCTACAGCTCCGTGTCTTCCTCCTTTAGAATCTTCAACACATATAATAATATCTCCCTTCTGAATTTCTGGGCCATCTATTGCAAAAACAGATTGGTCGCTTTGAACTATAAAAGAATCTCCTGCAACAGCTGTAGGATAACCATCATCTGCTTTTAATTTAGTAATAACTTTAAGAACTTTTTTAAGCTCATTATCTATAAAATTTCTATCTACTAACTCATTAGAACTAAAATTACTAGGACTAGATCTATAAGATATAGGTCCAGTTAATTGTGTAGTGCCATCATTTTTAAGTACATTATGCAAGCTAGTATCTACATATCTTTTAGTAGATAAATGATTTGAGTTTATAGGGTCTTTCCCCATAACAGGACTTTCAAATTTAGCATGAGCTTTTTGCATTACATCTTTATTAATTTTAGATGATAAGCTTGTAAATTGAGAAGATAGATTTTTTACAGAAGAACTTAATCCTTGAAGCAAAGATTCTTTTGTTATATTTTTTGTAACCCCATTTTGCACAATAGTTAATAAATCTGATTTAGTGCTAAAACTTGATTTAGGTAAGTCTTTTATTTTTGTCATAATTATTTTTTTATAGTTCTAAAGCGTCGCCAGATTCTAACGTAAGAGTTGAAGAATCTCCAGTTATTACGTTTTGATATTGTGTAGGTTCTATTTCAGATGTTGAGTAATTAAATTTAAGCTCTATACTAATAAGATTTAAAATATTATCATAGTAATTAAATTCTTCATTAGTTATTTCAGGACAATTGTAGCTAGAGATTCCTCCTAAAACTTCATTCTGAGATAGAGTAAGTCCTTGTCCTGTGCACTTTATAGATTGCCCATTATACATATCTCCTACGTTAGAAAATGTAAAAGTTATTTTATGAGTTCCTTGCGCACAGCTATTAGAAGAAAACTCAGCTTTAATACCAGAGTCGCTATTATTATATAAAGAAGAATAGCTGTTGCCAGAATCTATTGCCATTTGAAGCCAAGACAAACAAACAGCATTATCATCTGAAGTAAGTGCTTGCCCAGTTGAAGGGTTTATACTACTTCTAACTTTAGCTATTGGAACAAACGTATTATTTTTATTTCTAATGTGTATATAACTTTCTACAATATCGCTATAAATATCTAAATTACAATTTTCATTTAAATAAAATGTAACAGGAGTTGGGTCTTGACTAGAAGATTGAGAACAATCTTTAATTTTAGTTTCTAAAATTTCTAGCCAATACGACACAGCTGATATTTTTTTAGATAAATTTTTATCTATATTAGAATTTGAAAAAGAGTCAAACATTTTAGAAGAATACGTTTGGTATTCTTCTTTTGCTTGTTGTAATTTTAAATATAATATATTAGCCATAGTGTTTATTATTTTGCAAAACTAACAATTTTTGTTAAATTTTTATGTAATTTTTCAAACTTTTTAGAAGCTTTTTGTTTTTCGTCTTCCGTAATTTGAGTAGGGTTATAATAATATACCTTAGTAGTAGTTTCTAAATAATTAGAATATAACTGACCTTCGTACTCATAAAAATTTCCATAAAGTATAGTTTCTCCCTCAGAAGTAAATAAATTTCCAGCAGTCGAGCTAGTACCTAACCACAAAGAAGCGTGAACGTTGTTTCCTAAATCAGAACATATTTCTAATGTAGTTTCATTTCCTGAAGCATCGCAATACAAATTAGTATTTGCTGTTGTTACTATGTAATTACAAATGCTATTGTCTGGTTTAAAATAACATCCGTGTAATAAATTTTGAGGACATCTTATTTTAGGACCAAAACTGTTATCTGAAGTTGGTAGAAATTGAGTATCTATATTTTGAGTTTGAATACTGTTGCATCCTTCAGAGTCTACACATATAGTTATTGGAGTGCTCTCTAAACAATGCCCATTATCACAACTAGTTGTATTAGATGTATCAAAGAAAGAATCGTAAAAGTCAAAGTTTAATCCTCCTTCGTCAATATATTCTTGAGGATTTTCTGCTTTTAACAAACAATATTCTATATGATTTGCAAATGAGTTTTCTTCTGTATAACTAGCCCTTACATTATTTTCTATTCCAAAGTTTCTAATAGCTTGAAGATTTCCTACATTGTTTTCTATAAAAGCTCTAGCTTTAAATATTTGCCCAGGAGTCATTGCAGTTCTCCCAAGGTGCAGTCCTCCAGTAGCTCCAGGAACACTTTTCCAATGATCACTTGAACATCCCCAACGATTGTTTTTAGTATTTATTAATACAAAACAAGTGTCATCAATGTCTTCTAAAAAAGCTACATCTATAAGATAAGCGTTTAGCCCATATCTCATAGTATTATTTAATATTCCAACGTTTATATCTCCTATTGAAGGTGAATGCCTATTTAATAAAGTTTGGGGTTCTCCATTTGCATCTAATACTGTATTTCCATAAAAAACTGAAAAATCACTTAAAATAGGATCTACCATTCCTGCACTTCTAAATATTGTAAGATCAGAAGATTTAAATAAATTTAGTCTAAGAGGGTTATAATAAGGAGAAGCCAAATCTGTGCTACCAAAAGTATATTTAACATATTCTAATTGAGTACTAGTCTTTCTTCCTCCTGAGTCTGTGTATTGAAGTGTAGGTAAATCATCTTCACCGTTCCAAAAATAAAGACTATTAAATAAATCAGATTCTATTACATGTGTAAGATCAGCACTAGGTATATAATCTAACCCTGAAAAACTAAAACTAGTGTTTGGGCTAGCTGCGTGCTCATCTGCAAAATTTTGCCAGTCAGGTTTAAATTTTTTATATGCACTTCCGTGAGGATTTATTCCAACATAAGCAGAACCAAAAGGAGCCATCATATAATGTATAGGATCTGTAGAAGTGTAAGTATCTGTAGAGTATCCTCCAGGAAAAGGTTTATATCCTATAGGGTAATTTTGAAAAAAATGCCCTTTAGAGTGAGGGTAAGCTAACGCAGAAAGATGAGAATTATGTATTTGATGTCCATTAAACGAACACCCAAAAGACGGATAAAGTTTTTTTCTATAACTGGATTCACCTCTAACAAATGTATTAATTGGATAACTATTTAAAGAACTATTTATTTGAATGTTATTAGATGGATCTACATACATACTGCTATTATTCCAAGACTCAATTGGAAATCCTGCAGCACCTTCATTATAATTAAAGCCAGACTTTTCTGTATTAGCACCTGCTACATCTTTAGTAGGATGATCTTTTAAAAAACTATGAGATTGTATTTTATATAATATTTGAGCATCTTCGTTAAGCAAGCTATTAGCATTAGCTTCATTTTCTACCCAATCAGCCCCTGACTGCCCTTCACCAGGTCTAGCGTAAATTTGACTAGCAGTACCTCCATAAGCAAATGGACTAATGTTACCCTGCACTTCAGGAATAAATCCTGTTCTACTAGCATTTATAGGAGTGTAGGTTCTTTCTACGCCGTCAATCCATACAGTTTGTTCTGCGTATAAACAAGGGCATAGAGGATCTCCGTTTGCATCAAACTCATCATACAATTTAGATACTGGCCAATTTTCTGGATAAGCTCTATTTTTAGGATCTCTCCAATTTATGTTTGCAAACCATACAGGGTCAAAAATATCAGAAGGTTCATATAGGCCTGTACTCTCATTTAGTACTGGGATACAAAAAGGAACTCTGTTTGTTATTTGAGGGCCTTTCCTGTTTGCAGGTAAAACTTCTATACCTCCAGTTACAGGGGGTAGTTCTTCTTCTACTATTTGTGCGCTAGGAACATGAACAGTTCTTACAAGATAACCAAAAGCAGCATTATGTGCACTCCCACCAACGTCTGATGGGAGAGCGTAAGACGCAGTAGCTCCATCAGGCCTTGAAACCATCCTATTGTCTGTACACCAATAATAAGGAGCAACACTTCCTTCTCCGTTATCTCTAAACCAAAAAGCGTTAACTCCTTCAGGAGTATACCCTAATTGATAAACTCCTGTAGTTCCAACTTCAGAACAACTTCCTCTCATATAGTAAAAAGTGTTTTTTTTAATCCCCCAATTTAAAGAAAGATTTCCAAAACCGTCTGGGTCTGGGTTAGGTGCTGCATTGCTTAATAGATAAGCATCATTGTCTTTATAAAAAATATTTCTAAATGTTTGGTAATCTGCTTGTGAAGGAAGAAACCAATCATTAAATCCATGGTAAGAACCACTACCTGGAAATTGACCATTTTTAACTAAAGGTATTGACGGGGCATTATATTGCATAGAATCTGAAAGTATAAGAACATTATTTCCTGATTTCTTAATAGCATATCCTCCTAGTTCAGGATAATTACATGCACGTATAGTGTCATAATTAAATTCTCCCTCATTAATATCATTTATAAGATTAATATTTTCTATAGTAAGGTCTCCTTCTTCTTCTTGAACTCCTCCTACAGCACCTCCTCCCCAAACAAAATCTCTTGTTGTTGTAAGCATACCATCTATTAAATCTGTTGTAGGATTTACAACAAACTCTGGTTTACCTCCTGACTCAATATTAACATTATTACCATTATCATCTAATAGTATATAGCTATCTCCCCATAAAGAGTCTAGCCCTAAACACATAGCTAAATAATTATTTAAAACTGTTTTCCATTTTAGTTGGCTTTTAAGCGCACTTTCAGAAGTATTCTGTATTACCCCTACAAAAGAATCTGCAATAGCAGAATGAAAATGTGAAGGATAATTGTGATCAAAATAAAAATCATATACAGAAGATCCTGTATTAAAATTAATTTTTCTTTCGTAATTATTTGTTAGGTGTTTAGGTAATGTATTAAACATCATTTCTAAATACCCTTGCTCATCTGCAGGCAAATCTTTATAACTTTTAAGAAGACTAACAGTTTCTCCATCTTCGTTGTACCCAGTTTCAGTGTATTCAAATGGAGGTATATTAGAATCTGCATTTGAGTACCAAGATTTTTTAGTATTAATAAATGGTAAAAACTTACCTTTAGGGTCAGTTTCCATTATACTTGTAAAATTTATTGAACTATTAGGACTAGTATTATAACCCTGATGTCCAAAATGAAAAGCGTGATAGCATCCTAAAGTATGCCCTAATTCATGAAACATGGTAGCCGCAACATCTCTTCTGTCTTGAGTACCTCCATTTGATAGTTCAGCTTTACTCCCATTAGTATTCATATGCCACCCATTTCTTGAAATAGTAAGCAATGGACTATCAAGTTGATTAGAAACAGGGAACGAAGCTTGAGAACCTGAGCTACCATAAAACATAAAATAATGCATAGCTGGTATCATTCTGGCCATATTTGTTCCTTCGCTGTTAAATAAATTTTTTAATATACCTGAATTAGGATAATTTATTTGCCTATGTAATACAGGTCCTTGAGAAAGTAACGTGTCATTATGATTTATGCTATAAACATCATAGACTTCTCCATCACTAAATGTTTGATAACAATCGTACGCATTTAAATTACTTACATCTAAACTAGCAAGTGAAGCGTTTCGTAATCTCATTACAGTTCCGTAAGGTCCGCATGTAAAACTACCTACCCTATCTTCAGTGAGATTTGCTATACTTCTACGGCGAGTAGCCATATAATTTTTTCTTTCAAAAGCCTCAAGAAAAGTTGTGTTGTTTAAAGTGTGATCTGACCAATCTCCTGGCAACTCTTCTCCAGTTCTCATATTTAAAACATCTCCACTTGTTATAGAAGGAATTGATATAAAAGCTATAGTGTTATCAGTAATATTATCTGTAAAAGGTTTTGCTACTTGGAAAAGAGGATTAAACATGTGTTTAGGAACTGTAGGCATTAGTCTTAATCTAATACCTGAATCAATTCCGTGATTAACATCATTTTGTGCAGCAACATATGCTCCCCCTGATCTAGGTGTGCCATTATTATAAGTTTCAGATTCTGATGGAACATAATCGTAAGTACCTGCTAACATTTCGTTAACCCAATCAATTAATTGACTATATTCTGCATCAGTATAATCTGTGTGCGCCATATAACTGTCTCCTATCCAAATCATAACAGGAAGATAAATAAGTTCATCTTCTGTATAAGTAATATAAGGTGGAGTTGCGTTTCTTGCAGATTTTTTTATATTATAATTAACAAGCTGTTTTTGTATAGATTTTTGAATTTCTATCTGAGCAGCTATTGTTAAATTTGTAGGAATTCTTTCGCTTTCATCTATTAAACACCCTTTATCACTAAAAGTATTGCTATCTTCTTTATAGTTTTGATAAAAATTCTTTGAAAATAAATTATTTGAATCAGACATTGTTTAATGAATTATTTAAGTTATTTACTATAAGTTCAAAATCTAAAATAGCTTGTGTAGGCACTAAATATGTTTCTAAATAATTAATCCAATCAGAAGTATTACCGCTCTGAGTATTTTGTATTTCAGAATAAGTTGTAGTGTATATATTAGTACAAGAAGGTAGAGTTCCAAACCCGTATGTCGGATCTGTAATAGTAATGCTTTCTGCAAAATTATGTAAAGAGTGTAATATAAAAGGATTTAAATTAAAATCAATAGGAGTATTAAAAAGCTGTTTTACAAAACTAATGTCGCTTTCAACTAAAGAAGGACTAACGTTTGTTGGAAATATACTTGAAAAGCTAGGAGGCTCAAATAAATACAAAGGATCATAGCAAATATAATCAGTGGTTAGTAAAGAATCAGAACAATCTGAATCAGTTCTTTTATTTAAAACATCTTGTAAACTTACAGAAAGTAAATTTTCTGAAGATTTACAATTACCTTGTCCATTTAAATAAAAACAATCACCTTCAATTTGACAATAGTTTAAATCATAATTAAAAAAATATCCAGAACCATCAGAATAACTTATAGTAGTATTTCTTTGCATTACACCTAGTGATGTAACTAAACCTTTTAATAAACTAGAAATAAGTGATTCAGATAAATAATTATGTGTTGCAGATGCATACTCATGAAGATGCGGGTGATCTGTTAGCTCGTAACTATAAGTGTCTGTTGGATACGCGTTAAAATTTGGAAAAGCCCAATAAGGAATAGTAATTCCAAATAAATTTAGTTTGTCTAATAATTGTGCGCTTATAGGATTTTCAGCGCTGTAAGGAATTTCTATTGATTCTTTTCCTAAAGCATCTAAACCTTTTAAAGAATTTACAATATAAACGTTTAAATATTTTGTAGTATCCCAAGCTATTGCATTCTTAAAATACTCTAAAGTCATAGCTTTAGTAGCTTTACCGTTAGCATCTTCTGTAAAATAATGTAACCCATCTCTTACATATGAAACTAGATTGTCTCCTCTTCTTTGATCAGGTATAGAATTTCCTTGAATTATATTTACTCCTGGAGTAGCTAAAACCGCACCTTGAGGATCGTTTTCTGCTAACTCTAAAAGTATATTAAGATTAGTGTTAAAAAAATTTGACATAGCCCTATGAGCCATACTAGGTGTGTTTGGGTTAGGCCCAACAAGTCCTGGAGACTCTATATAATGATATATAATTTTTATCCGTTTAAATTCATTTGCCCCAATTGGCTCAGCAGCCATAACTGCTTCATAAAATAATTTTAAATACTGCGCAGAACTTTCATACGATTGTCTAAGCAATACTTGAGATGTATCAAAAGGTATGTTTTTAACAGTATTAGGCATTCTTTAAAGTATGTAATAAAGCATTATACAAAGCTGCGTCTGCAATATCTTCATCATCACAATCTTCGCACCGTAAATCTATTTGAGTTAAAAAACTATTTATTCTGTGCTCTATATTGCACACTGAGTTATGTTTAAAAGTATTATGTATTCCTGTTTCTGTATAACCTACATTATCTCCCGTTCCTGGGCTTAATATTGTTGCATGTATGTAATACACATGATCAGGTATAGAAGTCCATTCTGTTAAGTTATTTAAAACAAAGTCTTTTTCTACAGTAGTTAAACCTAAAGAAATCCAACTAGTCTCTATAGCACTATAAAAATCTAAATACAATTGAGAAAATGGAATAGATATTTTTAAGTTTTTAATGTCAAAGCTTTCTTGAAAATTACTATAATCAGCTTGATCACTGTTATATAACAATAAAGGATTTATTGTTTTTGTCTCTCCTTCACTATTTATAATTAAAGGAATAAAAGGTTGTACAGCTATTTGAAGTACTTTCCCTTGAGAGGACATAGATTGTAATCCCCAGCCCCCAGGGTTAGAAACAGAATTATATAATCCTGAGTTCTCAATCATAACTAAATTAGCGCAATCTGCAGATGTGGTTACATCTAGTTTTAATTCAAAAGCCATAGGTAAAAATTAAAAAAGGACAGACAGATGTCTGCCTGCCCTTTAATTATTTAATAAATTATTTATTAATCGCTAGCTAATGCAGTACCTGCACCTGTTGCGCTATTAAATAAATCTTCAAAATCTGCCGCATTACCTGCAGAAGCAGCTTCAAAAGCTACAACGATAGTACCTTTAACTTTACCACCATTATTAATTGCGTGCGGTTGATTGGAGCCAGAAAGAGCATATTCGATAACCATTACATCGTAATCTGTACCGTCTTTTGCTTGTAAATCAGCAAAAGATTGTGCGCTAGGGAATCCAGTGCCTGTAAAAGAAGCTCCGCCTGGAGTGTCTTGAGATAATCCAAACCATTCCATATCTGCAATAGCTTCGCCGTTAGTGTTACCTTTAGCTGGAGCTGTACTTGTGTCGGAAGTAGTAGATCCCCATCCATCTAATTGGAATTCAAAAGAAACTACGTGGTAAGGATATAAACCTACCTTGTGATATGCAGCTAAAGCTGTTAATTTAATACCACAATCAGCAGCTTCAACAACTGCAGCTGTAAGAGTTTTAGAATCTGCAGCTGTAGCTCCTGCTTCTTGAGAAGGCATGTCTAAAGTAATGTTATTACCGTTAACTGCTGCAACTTTGTATACAGGAACGCCTGCACCACTAGTTTGACGTAAGTACATACCTACAGCTACACCGTGAGATGCAGAAGCAACAACTTGATCAGAACCTCTTGTCCAAGCAAGAGTTGAAGATCCAGAAGTATCTGCTTCAGTAGTAGCTGCTGAAAAACGTTGAACTGAAATTTTAGCTCTGTTAGGCCCTATTGTAGAACCATCAGCAAATTTCATTTTACCCATTTTTTGAGCAATACCATTTGCAATTTCAATTTGAGTTGCATTTGCATCAGATACAAACTCAAAAAAGTATTGATCTTTTTGTTTAGAGTAAAGCTCTGTGTCATTAGTAAATTGTAATCGTAAAGTGTAACGATTAGAGTTTATTGCTTCAATAGAGTTTCCATTGTTAACATCAGTGTAACCAATGTTAGAAATTTGAAAAGCTTCTGATGTTGAGTCTGCTATTGCCTTAACTCGTACTATATCATCAAAGTCAAGAAGAGGTGTAGAACGAATACTACCATCTTGATGAGGCTGTACAATTCTAAATTTGTCTCCTGATGCTAATGCGGTAGCAGCTAGTAAAGTACCAAACTCATCAGCTACACCAAACTCACCTGCACCTGCTGTCGCTGATGATGCTAAATCTGCTAAAGTTTCACTAGAGCCACTATCGTAGTCTCCAATGAATACGTGAAAATTATGTCCGTAAATTGCCATTTGTTGTCTATTTTAAAAATTAATTAATTGTTGTTATTATACGTATAAAAATGTCATAATAACTTTAATAGTTGTTGCTGCTGTTGCCAGATCAGCTCCTTGAGCTCTAAAGTTAACATGAATATCTCTCGCAGCTGCGCTATATAAAGCTCCTGCTACAGTAAGTGCTTCAGAGGTTGCTGGTCCACCTAATGGGCCTATACCTGCAGTTGCAAAATGATTTGCAGCATGTCCATGAGAATTTTCAATAACATATAAAGGAACATTCGCTGTCCAAGTTACTGCTGCTCCACCATCGTCACATAAAGCTGTTAAATCCAATAACTGATTGCCAGAAGCAGCTGTACCGATTTCAATATCAAAATCGTTTCCAGAACTTCCTCCAGTTACAATGTTTCCAGCTGGAATACATATAACATCTTTAATAATTGTACCAGCTGGTTGTGATATAGCTGGTACCGCATAATCTGTATCGTCTGTTACCGCAATTGTAGCTGATGTTGCTGTTGCTGAGGATATTTTAAATGCTCCATCAGCACCAATAGAAACACCACCAGTTAAGATGTGTGCATCTGTTGTTGCATCACCAACTGTTAAATTGCTGACAATAGACTGAGCATTTGTATCAGACGAACTGATATAATCTCCCGCAAGATCATTAAAATCCTGTGCTCGAACGGGAGTATTACCAACTAGTCCTCCTTTATTTTTAGAAGGAGCAACGTTAGCGTTTGTTATTTTTGCTGTTCTTGCCATTTTATTTATTCTATTTCGTTAAGTTCTATTTTACTTGATTGGTATCGTGGTTGCTCTACATTCTCTAAAGCATCTACAACAGCCATTCTTACGATTTCCTTATGCGTATGTTCTGCTAGAGAACAATCTACATCAGGCTCTATAAGCAGAGGATTTTTAATATATCTTAAATGATATTCGCTAACAATTTGATTGTCTCCGCATATCAATTCAAAATTATTGTCAAATCCTTTTCCTCCAAAATCTAATCTATAAACTGTATGTTTATTAGGTTTATTAAAAGGGTCGTCTATAATTTTATTATACCTATCGTGAGTTATTGGTTTTACACCAACTCTAGTAGATCCTGATTGTTCTACTGTTTGAACATTAGCTTCTTCATTTATTGCATGTCTGTAATCTTCAGGCAACGCAACAAATTGGCCGTTAGGTTTATTGTGTGCTTGATCTACAGCAGAAGGAACAATTACAGCATTACTTATTAATGTTCTTAAATCGTCTCTACGCTTTTGATCTTCTTCAAAATTTGTACGTCTAGTGTTATTTCCAAATGCACGTTTAGATATAAACTTCTCTTGAGATATATTCAAAAAAGAATCTATCTCTTCTTCAAGGAAAGAAGGGGCATCAAAAGAGTCCCCTTTATCCATTAGAAGTTTAAATTCAGCATGCATTTCTATTCTAGTCATACTATTTTGCTATAGACATTTTTCCTTTTAAATCTAAATATACTTCCTGATTATCAGGATTTTGTAAATACTCAATAGCTTGCTCAAGTGTGTATCCTACAACATCTCCACCAGGAAGTTGATACTTAGTACCATTCTTCACAAGAACTCTTGATGATATACAATCATCAATAAATGCTCTCATTTTAAATGTAGGATCTTCTACAGTATTAATAAACGTTTGAGGATCTTCTGTTACAATCTTATCAAGTTGAGACTCAATAAAATCTACAGAAGCTGTATCTCCAGCACGTTTACCCATTACTTTAAGAACATCTGCCATTTCTGTTGTTGACATATTACTAAACACTTTGTAAGCTCTTCGCTTAAGTTTAGATTTTTTATTTTCCATTTTAGCTTCTTGCTCAACTGAAGTCATCACGTATTCTGCAAAAGGAGTGTCAAAACGCTCCATTTCAGAATTAGCAACTCTTTGGTGAGCTTTTAAAACTAAATATTTTACTTCGTCTTCTGGGCTATTAGTATCTAATGAGATACCTTCTGAAGGAACATCTATTTTAAACATAGTCCAATAATCTCTATTGTACTTTGATAATGTTCCAGGAGACATATGCATCTTTCTTTCAAGACGTTTTTCGTCTGCTTCTGTTAACCCAGTATTAAGAATTCCAGTTCCCTTTGTTGCTTGAACGGTTAATCTTTCAAAACATTTAGAATAACGGAGGCTCCCGTCGTGATCGTCGGGAAGCCATCCGTGCTTCTTTATAGGTTTTAAAGTAACCTTAGTAGTATCAATAACACTTTCTCTCTCCACTTGAACAGCTTCTACTACTGCCGAAACAGTTTCTTTTTTAGCTATCTTTTTTGCCATCTTCTTATGTGCTTATATTAATTTAATTATTACTAATTTATCAAACAGTTGATGAGTAAATCAATTCTGCACAAGACATTGGGTTTTGAATTAAAACACCTTGTTGCGCTTGAGCAAATAATTGATAACCATCTACAGGAGATGAAGAACCTGATGAGAACGATGTGTTTGGTCCTAACGGTGAAGTTGAACCAGCAACGTGCCACATTAATTCTTTACGTCCTTTAGGGTATACTCGACGGATGTTGTTTTCTCCACCTGAAGTACCCATGTTTAGAATAGTGTAACGGTAAGACTCAGTGTATCCACCTTTTGGGTGCGGCACACGGTTACGAATCTCATCATCATATAATGGTAAGTGAACTAGAGTAAACTTGATACCTTGTGGTCCCATGTATTCTCTGTACTGACCTTGGAATCCTAGATTTTGTCCATCACCAGAAATTCTTTTAGAATCTAATGGTTGGAATCTAGCAGCGTGGTTTTCAAGAGCTCTATGGAATTGTACCATACCTCTTTCACCTGTAAACGCTACAAAGTTACGTTGATCTTCTGGAAGTAAGTTAATTGAAAGGTTCAATAACACATCTTCTAAATAGTCAATTGTAAAGTCTGTATAGTGGAATTTGTAAGATGGAGAGATTTGCTCACGTAAACCTGCACCTTCAACGATAGCAGATCCAGAGTCACCCATCATAGCATAAGCTCCATTAACTTGTTTGTTAGATTTAGAGAACCAAAGCATACGCTCTTTTTCTTTCATCCACTGACACATAAATTCGTATTCAGCATACTGAGTCCAAATCTTAGTAGATTTGTTAGACTTAGGGTCTAGCATCTCAATAACTAAAGGACGTTGGTGCATGTTTCCAGGCACAGTGTAAGTCTTAGATAAGAAAGACATTGCATTACGCATTTTAAACGGAGAACTATAATGAGTTTCACCGTAAGTTCTGTTTAAAGTTCTTTCTTGTGGAGAGTACTCCTTACTTGCTCTAGATCCTGCTGCAATTAAGCTTGGAGGAATAAAGTCTGCAGGATTAGAAGTCATCAAAGTACAAGGGTAAACAAAGGAAGCTCCTTCCATAAAAGGCTCTTGCATCACACGAACAGCAGTTTCACCGTCATCTAAAACTAGTTTATCAGACATAGCGAAATATTTTTCTGCCATTTTAATATTTACGATAGCACCGAATTGCCCAGGCTTAGCTGCTAAACCTGCATCTGAACTACCTTGTATAACCACGGCTTTCTCATCGTCACCTTTTAGGTACCATTCAAAGTCGTTATCTGTGTCAAGCTCTTGCTCTCCACCTCCAACAGATAGGAAGTAATCCATACCTGCATATTGATTCATACCAAATACTCTACTAATGATATTTGATACCAGTGTAGGTTCGGCTGCGAATACGCTTCCTAGGTGGTTCTCAGTTGTTAAGCCAGACCAGCTTTTAGGAGCGTACAATTGTAATGAACTAATTGTGTTTGCCATTTTTAATTAATTTAATTATTACTTGTTGTTTATATAAATAGCTCCTTATCGCAGAGATTTTCTCATAGTGTCAAAATTAACAGCTTTAGAGGTACCTCTACTTGGTCTGGAACCAGTTTTTTTCGTACTCTTTATTGCGTTAGCCAACTTACGAGTTGATTTAGTAGTTGACTGACGTTCAAATGCTGAAAAATCCCACTTTAGGACTGTAGCTAAATATGCTATTTTTAAATCAAACTCAGGATCTTTTTCTCTCATTCTCATGATTTCATTTTTTCCGTTTTTGTCTAACTTAGTTATACCTTTATATAGATTAGTTTTGTCTTTTGGAGACAATGCAAATCCAGGTAAAATTTCTTCTTTCTTTCCAATATGATCATTTAAGTCTTCAAGCCATTGTTCATGTGCTTGGATTCTTTGTTTTTGATCTTCTTTTTGTTTTTGAATCAAGTGAGTTTTTTCAGCTTTTTGTATCTCTTTTAAAGATGCTAAAGCTTCCTCAGCTTCTTCTTTCAAAACCCCAGAATCTTCGTATCTATTTAGCTTTCTAGTAATTCTCTCTTCAGACCAACCACTTTTAACTAATAGATCTCTTACTAACATTTTCTGCATAGAAACATTACTTTCTAAACTTTCTTCTGCTATAGATTCGTAAGACTGCTCGCTTGCGCTAGCATTAATTAAATCATATATGTTTACACCTGCTTCATAATTATCTAAAAGATATTTAATCTCTTCAGGCATATTATCTTTATATTCAGTTACTTTTTCGTCAATAGTATTTTGAACTTTATCTAGTAACCATTCTTCGTTATCCTCAAACTCTTCATCGTTAAAGTCTATTAACCCTTTATCTCTTTGCATTTCTGCAAAAATTCTAAGTGGGTTATCTCCTTCTTCTTCTGTAGACTCTTCAGTTTCGCTAGCTTCAATTGTTTCAGAAACTTCTTCCTCTTTATCTGCTGAAGTATTTTCTGTTTCAATTGCATTTTTATCTTCTAGCTCTTCTACGTTTGTTTCTGGAATTTCATCAACTTCTAGTATTTTTAATTCAGGATTAAAAATACTAGGCTCTTCTGCCACTTCTAGTTCTGCTCCCTCAGCTTTTGGCTGATCTTCTTTCTTCTCTGGACTAGTAGTTAGATTATCTAACACACTTAAGTCCAATCCATCTAAAATGTTGTCTTCTATTGCCATAGAGTTTTATTTATTAAGTGACAAAAATAATTATTTTAAGTTAGTATACAACACTTTGTCACTACAGTGTTGGTTAAATTATTTTGTTTTTATAGCTAAAACATAATTTATAAGATTATACTTTTTTGTTTTGTTTCGCTATTTTTGCTTTTTCTATCCTTTCTTTGGATGCTAACTGCTCTCTTTCTAGTTGCATTTTCTCTTGTTGTAGCTGAGCGTCTTGAGCTACCTTAGCTCTTTCGATGTCTAATTTAGCTAGATCTACACTATCTCTAACACCGTTATCATTCATATCTTGATCAACAGATTTTCCTAAAAGATTCATTTGTGCAATACGCACTTTAGTTTGGTTATCCTCAGTATTTCTTTGATCTTCTCTATTTTCTTTTTCTTGATCCAGCTGTAGTTTAGCTTGCTCAAGTTGCATTTTTTGAGCTTCTACTTCTTGTTGTTGCTGCATTTGCATTTCTTGCATTTGCATTTGTTGCTGCTGTTGTTGCTCAACTCTTTGCTGGGCTTCTTTTTCAGAACGTTTAAGATTTGTTCGTAAATCTGATATAGAGCTTGCGTTATATATTTGTACCACATCTGATAATGTCATTTGTTCGTTCTGAAGCGCGGCATGCGTTAATTGTTTAAGTGCTTCGATTGCCATATTATCTTTAGCAGAATTAGATATAAATAATCCATACTCTGATTGTGAGAATTGATCTCCATTTAATTTAAAGAATACGTTTGCTAAATCATCTGTCATGTACTGAATTCTTTTAGAATTTCCTTTGTACACATCTCTAGACACATTTAATAAAGTTTCTAAAACTCTAGTTTTAGTTTGATTATGAACTTCAAACCATTTTTCTGTAATATGCGAAGATTGCACTACAGCTCGCTGTGCATTACCTACTTGTTCAGAATTAGATATTGCTCCCATTCTTTGAGGAGTTACACCAGATAATGTATATATTTTTTGTTCTACAAAATCTAATAACTGTACGTGTTGTTGTATATAATTACCAGTTTCCATATCTAACACTTTATTTTGTGTAGATATATTACCAGCAAGTTTACCAGTAGATTGTCCTTTCTTACCTTCGTTAAAAGAATCTACAAAACCAAACTTCATTGATTGTGCATAGTACATCCACTTTTCTACTTCCCATCCATCGGGAATTAGTGATAAGTCTATTAAAGATATTTTACCTTGGTTAGATGCTATAGAAAGTTCTAATCTATACCACATAGTAATGTACATGTACACCCAAGGAACTAGTCTATCCATAAGAGATACAGACTGAGCGTTGTTTGCGTTGTATATTGTTCCAACATACCCAGAACTACATAAAGATAAATTATCCATATGTCTAAATTGTTGAGGTCTAACTCTAATGTTTATAAAAGTGTCTTCACCAATTTTAGTTCCTTCCCAGTATTCGTTAACCCACATGTACTCTATAGATTCTCCAATACTGTCATTTATTTTATAAGTTTCTCCTACGATAGTTTCTTGTGGAATACCTTGCTCATCAATGTAAGTTAATCTTCCTATCTTACGCATAGATTTCCAAACTACTTTAGTAACTCTAATGTTACCGTCTTGATCGTAGTAATTAAATATATTTGAGTCTCCTTCAGTTCCTTCTCTATTTTGTATAAAAAGTTTTTCTTGATTAGGAAAATTTAAAAGACTTTTACTATCTACAGAACCTTTATGCCCTTGTTCTTTTTCTAGTTTATCTATTTGTGCTGCAGTAAGATCTTCGTAGTAATTATCAATAACTGTATTTATAGACATAAATGTGTCTTCTACGATAACATCAGCATTATCTACATAGTCTTCATTATGCGGTAATAGAACATAAAACTCTAAAGGATTTACTCTTCTTACAGTAGGTTCATTAGAAACTTCTTCTACACAGTAGATTTCTTCTCCCACTAGCAATGCATCTTCCCAACCTTTAGCAAACTTTACTTTTAATTTTTGTTCTCTTTCAAGATAGTTTAAAAGTTTGTTTGCAGTAGATTCATTCATATCTTGAAAATCGTAATCAAAATACTTTTGAACTCTTTTTAATTCTTCAGGAATGTTTGCTTGAGCTTGCTGCATAAACTGTTGAGCTTCTTCTTGTGACGAAGGTTGCCCCATAGATTGCATCATTTGCTCTGTAGACTGCTGTATAAGCTGTTGAAATATACCTACAACTTGTTTCTTTTTTTCTTCTTCTTTAGAAGATATAGATTCTTCGTTTATAGATCTAACTACATAAGAAAAAGCTCTTTTGGCTTCTTCTCCAAAAAGTAAATTAAATATAGGAGATACTACGTCATAGTACTGCAGCGTAGCAGGAAGCTCTAAAGAACCTCCTAACCCTAAAGGGTCTGTAACGTATTCTAGATCTTTCTTGTCGAATTTACCATTATAAAGATCGTAGTTCCGCTTCTTTTTAAAGCGAGAACTACGTCTTGTATTATCATAAATACCTACTAAGCCTAATCCAGCTTCTATACATTCTTCTCCCCACTTCTGAGTCTTTTTTCTACGACTCAGTTTTTGTCTAGGAAAATCTAATTTAGGCATAAATTATGTTTAGGCTACTTCTAGAATAAGATATTCTACTAAAGGAGTATTGGCAGATGATTTTACATGTACAGTTGTATTGTCTGCAGACGGGAAGAAGCAGAATTCACCTGCGTCTAGCGTTGCAAAAATAGCGTTACCGTCATCTTCAATAATAATTTTATCTGTAGCGTCTAAGTTTTTAATGTAAACGTATGCTTTTTTGTTTGTACCTGATAAAGCTTCTACTGCAATACCCATTCGAGTTACTGAAGTTTTTACTACTGTAAGACCTTGACGGTTATCACCATCAATTGTTAAAGCTTTAGTCACGGTTTTTGATATATTAACACTATCAAATAAATCATTACTTGATATGCTAAAGGTTGCGTTTAAAGTTGCCATATTTTTATTTGTTTAAGATTAACCTGCTGCTTTTTCCATTAAGATGTATTCAACTGTAGGGTTACCTGCAGCTGGCTCTAAATCTATAGACTCGCAATTTGCTAAAGGAATAAATAAAAATTCTCCAGGCCCTAAAACTGCAAACCAGTCGTTTGATGTAGAGTCTGCAGTTACATCAGCTCCACCTGCACGTCTAGATACTTCTACGTACTCACCTGATGTATTACTTAAATTTTTCATGTATAAATAAGCTTTGTCTCCATCGCCTTCTATTTCTTTTACATGTATGCTGTCTTCTGTCCCATTTCCTGTTAGGTATAATTTACCTATAACTTGGGAATCTCCCGCAGGAGATAGTGAGTCTGTTTCTGTAAAACTAACTGTTTGCTTTGCAAACAAGTCAGTACTAGAAAGACTCAGGGTTACATTTACTGTTGCCATATTAATATTTTTTTAAAATTCGCGAATTAAAAAACAAAAGTAATAATTTAATGTTATCAAACAAATAATAATCTATAAAATTAGATTTTTAGTTTTTGATTTTATAGCTAAAACCTTGTTTTTCTTTTTGAAAATAAAGATTTACTCCAAAAACTTTGGTCGTATATAGTAGTAACTTTAGTTTCTTTAGCTACTTTTATTTTTTTCACTTCTTGTAAATGATACACAACCATCATAAATGCCATAACCCTATCAAAGTTTCCTGTATCATTATAAGCTATTAGTTCTTTTAATAAAGGTATACTTCGTATTTTATGTAAATTTAATAATCCTTCTGTACCGTAATCTTCTAACAACCACATTTTAATTAGTTCTTCTCCATAGTCTTTTAAAGGTTTAGACATATGCATACCTTTACCTCTATTTACTCTACTATTCTGAACAACATCTTTTATAATTTCTGGTTGATCAAGTAAAAGATGCGTTTGGTTTTTATACTCTAAATACTGATACATACCTTTACGTTCGTTTTCGTACAAGCATTTAGCGTTATAAAACAAAAGCAATCTTCTAACTTTCTCGTAATATTGATTAGCAGTGTCTGGTCTACCAGTGTATTCTGCCACAATACGATTTGTAAGTTTGTTTATAATAATAGTAGATCCTAAAGAAGATGTAGTAGAATCATCATGATCGTAAGGATCTGTACCTGCAAGATACATACCATAAGGTATTTTTCCTTCACTATCTTCATAAGGCATTTCGTATATCACTACACATCCAGCTAAATCATCACTACCTCTAAGTGGAAAATCTACAATAGGAGATAATTTAGCATTTGGTTTCCATGCTATTTTGTTACTCTCTGATTCTACATAAAGATCTCCTACGTAATCATGATTTCTTTCTTTATTAGTGGCTTCTAATTCTGCTAGCCTAGATAACAAATCTGCTACAGGAAACAAGTTACCTGTGCGCGTAAGGAATACTTCTGAAGGCACAAGAGGTCTGTTTTGTAGTTCTGCATCTAAAGCACTTCTAGAGTTTTTACTTTTCTTTAGTTTTTCTCTAAACTCGTCTAAATATTCTTTTGCAGGCTGTTCTTGTGTGTTTCCATTATTATCTTTAAATTGATTTAACCCTCTGTAAGCAGGTACAAAATAAGATATTTTACCTTTATCTTCCCACTCATCATTAAAAGAAATCATATCGTAAACATCTGGATTGTAAAACATATCTCTTGCATCTACAGTACCTCCACCTTCCATATCACCACCTGTACCCAAGTACATACAGCTTCCAAACTTGTATGCACCGTTTTTCATACATTCTACAGATGCTTCGTGCGAGGCTTTAAGATTGCTAAACATACCAATCTCCTCCATCACCATTACAGCAGGACGAGTACCATTGGCAGCAAATGCATTGTCTTTAAAGGTACGATGCTTAATCTTAGATTTACTACCCATAACTTTCCAGGTACCACCAAGTTTCTTTTTATATTCTGCAATAACTTCTTTCCCAGAGTACCAACTACCGCTGTACTGCTTAGAGAAAGGAGAGGGAAAAAATTTGTCTCCAAGTTCAATACCGCCAGGTAAATTATCCAATCCAAATTGTGTCTTTTTTAATATATCTCCTGAGTATTTAGCATCCCCTGCTCCTGCTACAATTTCTGTAGAAGGAGGGTTACCAATATCTTCAGGTTTATATGATTTTGCTCCATCAAATACAAACTCGTGCCCAATAACTCCTCCTGCAACAGAATAAGATTTACCAAACCCACGACTCCCCATCATCATAAAATTTTTAGCTTCATTCTCCCAAAGAGGTGCTCCCATATTCTTTTTATGTGTTCTGCGCATGTATTCTGCTGCAGGCACATAATTTGGCTTATCTATAAAATCTCTGTTACATGTAAACTCTTTATCATCTTCAAACCCAGAAAAACCCCTAGCCTCACACCAGTTGTAAAAAAACTCCCACTCAAGATCTCTAAGAAATGGTTTACCAGGAGTTTTAGTTTTAGAATGTGCAGTTTTGTTTAATAAAATTGTCCAGAAGTTTACATAAAAATATAAATTACCTGGCATCCATACACCGCTAACCCAATACCCTTCAATACACCTTTTCTTTTCTTCTCGCCAAAATAATAAGTATTCTTCGCTTGCAGGATGAAATTGAGGTATCTCTTTAAGTAAAAAAGCAGCTTTGTTAACAATCATATTAATCCTTTTTCAGAAGCCGACTCTTCACCTCCACCTTTAGTAGAGCCTTCGTTAGTTTCTTTATCAACTAGTTTTAAAAGACGTTCATAGTCTTCAAAAAGTTTAACATTAGTTTTAAGAAGCCCTTCTATTGTATCTGCATTTTCTTCGTATGTAAGCAGATCTAAATATCTTGTTTTTTCGTCCATCTTTTTATTCCAAACTAAAAGTTGCCTTTTAGCAGGAGTTATAAGAGATGACTCGTAAAACTGCATTGCTTCTTTGTATTTATCCCAATCAAACTTTACATCTTTAAGAAAATCCTTACTAATTATATCTTTTCTTGTAGGAAAAGATATGTTAGCAAATTTAGAATCAGGATCTACCAAAAGCGCAATAGCCCACATTATCTGTGAGCTTTTGCTTTTTGTTTTGCTTTTATCTTCTCTATAGATAGAAGCAAACTCTTGGGGGATTTGTAATTGTGGGTGTAATTTCCAAAAGTTTTTGTCAATGTCAAATCCTTCTAGTATCATTTTACAATACCTAATACATCAAACATATTCATTTGGAAATACTCTATCTCGTCTATCATAACCATAAAGCCTTGGCCTTTAGGTATTACAGTGTCTCCAATTTTTACATTTTTAACCTCTTGGCTAACTGCTACAACTTTAGCATGCCCGTCTCTTTTACTTTCCTCTTCTTTTAACATTTGTTGAGATTTAATAATCCCACTTTTTGTCTCTTTCTCTACTGAAGGCATTTCCACTACAATGTGGTTTCCTAAAGGTTCGTATTTAATCATGTTTACCATTTGTTTAGTGGACAATGTGATTTCATTGACCTTGTTTTAGCAACTAACGGACACCCGCATTTTGCACACTTACTTTTAACGTTAAATTCGCATTCCCCGCATATAGCAACTCTTGCTTTTGCAATTTGCTCTACATGTTCGTTAGGAAATACTACATTCTTCCATCCATCAAATATTTCGCTAACTTTTGCAGCTGCAGAAGTAACTAAATCTTTGTTTGTTTTAGGATTTTTCTTTTTTTCCATTTTTATAATATTTAAATCTGTTCTTTTTTACTGCGAACATTCCTATGTGTTTAGCTCGCACTGTTTCAAAATTACCTTGCTCTATAGTGTCTTTTAAAAGTTTAAATTGAGATTTTACTATTAGATCAATCTTAAACTCACTAATACTATATTTTTTAGCTAGTTTCTTTATTATTTTGTCCACGATAACTTATAAGTTATTTCTATTCCTTCAGTTGTAATACTTTTTAAAATACTAGGATTTATAGCTTTGTCAATAATCATTTTCTTTTTTCGTAACATAGTAATATGATTATTAAAAGAAGCTTCAGACATGTTTATTTGTTTTCTAACTAACTTTCTTACAGGAGTAGAAAATAAAGTTTTATCTATATTTTTATTTTCTTTGTTAGATTGCCATATAGCTAGAAAGCTAGAAAGTACTTCAATCTCTTTATCCTTTAGTTTTAGTATAGGATTAAGAATTTGTAAATACGCCTTCATAGATTTTGGTATGTCAGATTTAATAGGTATTATCATAATTCTATTTCAGGAAATAAAACATCTGCTTTGTTTTTATCAATAACAGAGATAGATGCTTTAACATATCTTGCTACATCGCGTGCTTCTAATCTTTCTTCTTGATTAGAATCTATTCCTAACTTTGATTGCGCTTTAGCATTCATATGAAGTAGTTTATCTATTTGGTATAAATTAGTGTACTTTTCTAAACAATTAGAACATAGTTTAGAATTTAAAGAAAACTTAAAATGTTTTCTCACTGCTTTTTCAATAACGTCCATATTTAAGAATATCTATTACTGTTAAATTTACCAGCTATAGTACCGTTAGGCTTTTTAATAATACCTCCAAAGCCTCCGCCTTTAACTCGTATCTCTTTCATATATTTATCGCAACAAATTGCTTCAGGACATACAACTTCTCCGTCCACTATTTTCATAGTATGAGTTCCAAGCTCTAAGTCTTTATTACAATCTGTATCAACGCATTCAAATCTTGTCATGCGACAAATATAATAAAATTAATTATAATCTAACATATCTTGCACTTCTTTTCTGTAGTCAGCGCACTTTATAAGCTTATACGTGTCATTTTTTTCATTGAACCATACAATAAAACAATCTTTTATTTTAAGATCTGTTTCGTGCTCTATGATGTATTTGTATGTAGATAATTGTAGGGAGTAAGTGTTGAATTCACACTCGTCTAGGTGGGAAACAGGTTCAAGCATTTTATTCTTAAACTTGCTTTTGTAATTTAGCTTTTTGTTAGTCTTCCAGTCAAATATAACTAGAGCATCAAGCGTGTTAGAGTAATATAACTGATCAACCATACCGCATAGTCCAAGTTTTTCTGAGCCAACACATAGCTCTGAACTTATAGGTACAAGATTGTCTTTTGATTCTTCGTAGAATTTTAAAAAGTGGGATTCGATAGTATCATATGCACTCATATCTATATCGAAGTCATATATTGTATTAGGTAATATTTTATTATTAATGTAATTTTCAGCGTATGCATGAAACTTACTTCCTTTATTACATGCGCGTAAACTAATAGAATCCCACTTATCTAAAATTTCTTGTCTTGTTTTACCTTCTTTGTTAGCAGTTTTATCTGCCCAGAACTCTTTTAGAAAAGGTTTTTTAAACTTGCTTATAAACGTGGTAACTGACGTAAGAGGTTTACCATTTAATGTATAGGTGTGCCCTTCTTCTGTAAATATAACGTTGTTAAACTTGTTCAGCTCCTTGAATATCATTTTCTTCTTCTTCGATTAGTTTTTCTAAATATACAGCTAAATCCATTGCTTCTTCTTGTGCATGTTTTAGCCATTGCAATTTAGTTAAATCTTTTCGATCCATTGTTGTCTTGTACTTCTTTTTTCCTAACTCAGCTCTTTGAGTTATCTTAGTACAAACCTTATATTCTATTGTACTCATGATCCGCAGTTTTCACAATCTGGGTTATCAATACTGCAGGCTTCTGGTTGCTCTGCTTCTTCAAGATCTACAATCCAACTATCAAAAGTGTTGTTTTTTGATTCATCTGATTTTTTAATCGAGTCCTTTATAAACTCATCGTCAAAAATCTTTTTTTCTGCCATAGTATAAATATTTAATTGTTAAAAGAAAAGTGGCCAAAAGAAAACCAAATTGAAACGCCACTAAATTTCAATTGGGAAAGTCATTGCTGGTACAACTTTCAAACATCACTGCGAGGATAGGAGTTACCTGGTCCAACAGTCGTCCGCTATTTGTTTATCCTTTCGGTGGGTGACTGAAGTTTTATTCTCGCGAAGGCAAACGTACAAAAAAAATTTTTATAAAAAAAAGATCCCCCTTATAAAAAGAGGGATCTAAACCAAAAAACAAATCAATCGAAAACAATCAATCGAAAAAACACAGTGGCAATATACAATTTTATTTTTTTAAAAAAAAATTATCTATGGAAATGATGGAGTGTACCACTTAATTAACAGCACCCCTTCTATCTTTTGCGGGCTAACACCCCCACAGTTGCAAATTACAAATTAATCCCTAAAACAAGTTTTATGTCTCAATTTACAATTTACAAAACTTCGGTTTCCCCTAAAGGAAACACCACAGTTGTCCTTATGGCCAACTCTACTGTTACCTTTGGAAACTTGCGCCTACAGTCGGTTGTCATGGACAACGCGTTCTGTTGGCACACTTTCCGCGGAAACCTCGAACAGTCGTTTACTCAACTCCAATCACAGAATGCTGTGATTGAAGTTGATTCACCACTAATTTCCGTCGCTGACGCTGACGGAAAAGGTGGTGGTAAACTCCTGCTCACACCTAACTCACACCTAAAGGTGTTCGTTAACGGTGAAGAGCAAACGATTGCAGTCGCTAGCGCTCCTGCATCGTAATAACAGAGCCCTAACGGGCTCTTTATTTTTTTGGTTGATCTCTTTTGACTACGATACGTTCATTGACGTGTTCCTGTTCAAAAGCCCACATATTCTCTTATAGTTCACTATCGTTCTAACCTAGTGCATTATAATATATAGCTAAAACAACAAATTAACAAATAAACACAAAAACAACAAATTATGCGAAACACTAAAAACCAAGAAATCTACAATGTTGTAGAGAAAATCTCAAAAAGCCCAGAATTTACATCAATAAGATACAATTCTCACGATGATCCATCAGAAATCATCAATCTATTAAGACAACATGTATCTACATTACTAGGTGTAATTCACAACCAAAATCAAGACTACAAAGAATTGAGAGAAGTAACTAACATGTTACAAAAAATCGAAAAGGCTAAGGCAAGATTTGTAGAAAGAGCAATAGACTCTACTACAAAAGAAGATTACCACGATATTATGCCTTATGGCTTAAGAAATAGAGACATAGTAAAAATAGAAAGTAAATCTTCTAGAAAAGTAGGTAAAATAGATTTAGATAGCTAATGTTCTTTGAAGATGCACAATTTGCTTGGGACTTATACAATATAAGTCCTGAGCTAACGTGTACTTGTGATGAAGTACACACTTGCCAACAATGTCATGAAGAAACTAAAAAAGAAACCAAGATATAACATAGACTCAGTAAATAAACTCATTAAAGACTTTAAACTAAAAAGTAAAACAAATCCATTTAGAAATTATGAAAAAACTAACAACTCCAGAGAAAATCCAAGAACAGATCTTAAAGACATTCCAAGAAAAGAAAGAGCATTTTAAAGGTAAAATACCTCAAAAGCTAAAAGATATACCAAAGAAATTTCTACAGCCTTCTTATATGAAGCAGGTTAGAGATTATGAAACAGGTGGATGGAAGAAAGAAAGAGTAGAGAATATACATTGGACTAAAGCTCGTACTAAAATATCAAATAGTAAAAGAACAACTAGAAACACACCAAAGTTTGATACTAATCTAGATGTTACTATTGAACCACGTCAAGAGCGTGTAGATATTAAAGATATTGAGATGACAATTAGTTTGCCATCTAACATGACTGCAAAAGCTTTTATAGATTTTGTAGCTATGATAAAGAAATCAGGGGCTAAGTATAGCCTCTGATAGTGCCTGAGAAAGTGCGTAACATAGCACGTTGAGTAACTGACGAGTTGCTATTATGTAGTCCTGTTGCACGGCAGGCAAATATAACAAACAAGAAGTAACGGTGCGGCAAAAGGGGATGTACCTTTCGTTCACGTTGAGGTTTTGCATGCTAGCTGCATATAATATTAAGCCCAAGAAGTGGGTCCCCTCCTTGTTTGTTTACAAAGTACATGGTGCAAGAACATTTACTATAAAAACAATAGGTTCTTGGCAGGTTCGATTCCTGCATACTTTACCACTAGAAAGGTCGTGATATTCGACGTAATCCTAAGCAAGATGACAAAAGGCTTAACTAAAGCATATGGTACTAGTGCACTAGTGTAGGTTCGATTCCTACATGCTTTACCAATAGTAGTGAGTTTGTAGTACCTGAAAAAGCAATAACCGTTGAATACGTAATAGACACGGCCAAAGGCAGCTTGGAGGTAAACAACTTTGCAACAAACAATCAGCAATGAGAGTTGCTACTATATTATAAAGCAAATGGTTAGAAGAATGAATAAATACTCACAGTAGTCCCTTTATATACTTTTGCAGGTTCGATTCCTGCGTGCTTTACTATGCATAAGCATAAACAACAACACAATTATTTATTAATCAGTTAAAAAAACAAAAAAATGGCTGAAACAACTCAAACAACAACAGTAGCTCAAGAAGTTACAAATGCAACACCAGTAAAAATTCATGGTATTGTCCCAACAGTAAACCCAAATGTATTCCAACTAATTTTACGTTCGGAAAACGAAAAGCCTTCGGCAGCAGGTAGCGGACCAGAAGGATTCTCTATGTTTATGAGTACATACTCACAAAACAACGTAGAAAAAAGAGTTAAATATCATGCAGTAGATGCTAACTTCCTAGAAGGTTATAATCTTGCAGACGTAACTCGTGGAGCTGATGGTAAAGTACAATCTGTAGACTTAAACAATGTTGACCCTGTGTCAGGTGAAATGATTAGTGGTGCAATAGAATTAAGTAGTTTAAAAAGAGTTAAGGACATTAAAAATCCTTTAAATGGTAATTCTATTTTACCTGAAACATTACCTGAACACAAACTTGTTCTTACAGAGACTTTTGTACAAAAGTTTAACAAAGACAAGAATGATATGATTACTTGGAGTCAAAAGCCTAAGCAGAATCCTTCTACTAAGGAAACACTATGTAATCAAGGTAAACCAATTTATAGAAATGTGGATCTTACATTTGACACGGAAAAGCAAGATGTATACATCAAACATGATGGTACAGAGCCTGCAAGTGTAAATGCAGATCCTTTTAGTACTACTTCAGATGGATTAATGGGGTAGTTTGCAACGATAGACGGAGAGAGTAATATCTCTCTGTCTTTCTTAAACAATAAGTTATGACAAAAAGAACAGTAAATATTTCAATAGATGAGCTTACATCATTAAAAGCTCACACTGATGATGAAGGTAACATTGAAAACTTTGACAAGTTTATAGAATGCCAATCACATTTTAGTGATGTTATATTATCAGATGCAGAAACAAGTAACATTAACAAATTTTATAACCAAACAGTAAATCAATCTAAACAAGAGAACTCATGAACATTTTATTATTAAGTTTATTCATCCTCGCAGTAGCAACTATTATTAATATGGTTAGCTTAGGAAAATCAGTTAAAAGAACAAGATTGTTAGAACAAAATATTACTAACTTACAATCTGCAGAGTTCTATTTTAAAACACGTTTAAGTAAATTAGAACAAGATGTACTTGATTGTACAACTATTGTTAATAAGCCTAAAGCTAAACGTGGTAGACCTAGAAAATCTAAAGCTGTAGTACATGAGCTCGGAAACTAGAAAGGAGTTTATAATTCGTATGATTATGTTAATCAACGAGTTACCAGAAGAAAAGAAGCGCGATCAATTTGCGCTTCTAAACTTCTTGGAGTTCCAATTAAAATCTCGAGATCATTTGTTTGTTGAAGAATTTATCACTAATCTTACAGCTAAAATTAATCGTAACGAAGTATTTTATGGGCAAGCACACATTAAAAGAATTGTTCTTTCGGTCATCGAAAAGTTTGGAGCAGAGAGTGAATATAATTTCAAGGTTCCAGACTATTACGAAAAGCTCCTGCAACAAGATTTGGGCAGCGAGACAAATAGAGCTACTATTGAGAAAATTAAACAAGAAACTAAATGATACAGTTCGTAGGAAATCCAAAACTCCTTGATTGCTGTGAAACCACTAACAACATTTGGCCTGTAGTAGAATATTGCAAAACTAAGAAAGTTATTGCAGTGGATACAGAAACTACAGGCTTATCCCATACGTCAAGTGACATGATTATGTTACAAATAGGTGATAAAGATCGTCAGTTTGTAATAGACACAAGATATGTTGACGTAAAGCCACTAAGAATAATATTAGAAGATAGTAATATATTAAAGATACTACACAATGTTAAGTTTGACTATAAGTTTCTTATGAAACATAATATTAGACTTAATAATGTGTGGGATACTATGCTAACTTCACAAGTTATACATTGTGGTAAGGATATGAGACACAGTTTAAACTCTGTGCTTAGTAGAGAACTAGAGATTGAGATGGACAAAACTGTTCGTCTTAATTTCCTACTAAAAGGTAGTGATGAATTTACAGAATCAGAGATAATATACGGTGCTAAAGATGTAGAACATCTTGTGCAACTATATGAAAAACAGCTTACTAAGGCTCAAAGTCTTGATGTATTACCAACAGTTCAACTAGAGAATAATGCAGCACTAGCGTACGCAGATATTGAGTACAATGGTATTGCACTAGATGTAAAAGGTTGGAATAAATTGACAGACAAAGCTACGCGTAAGGTTAAATCTATGGAACTTGTATTAGATGCATACATAGAATCTAACGCAGCACTTAATAAGTTTGTAAGTTCTTATATCCAAGGAGACTTATTTATAAGCACTGAAGAAATAAGAAAGGTGAATGTTAAATGGAGCTCACCAAAGCAAGTACTAGATGTATTTAAAACATATGGACTTAAGGTAGAAGATGTAAACGGTAAGAACTTACACGTTTATAGTAAAGATCCTTTTGTCAAAACATATATTAAATACAAAGAACAAGCTAAACTATCTACAAGTTATGGAACTAAGTTCCTAGACAATGTAGATGATGACGGCAGAATTCGTACTAGCTTTAAACAAATACTAAATACAGGTAGAGTTGCATCAGGTAAGCCTAACATGCAACAGATACCTGCAGATAACGACTATCGTAACTGCTTTATAAGCGGATTACCTGGTTGGGTGTTTGTATCAGGTGACTACAGCTCGCAAGAGTTGTGTATTATAGCCACAGGGAGTAAAGATCCCGTGTGGATTAAAGCACTAGAAGAAGGTAAAGACCTTCATAGTGTGTGCGCAGATTTAGTTTATGGTAGAGAGTGGTATGAAGCCGCTGAAGAAAACTGTGCTTATTTTGTAGGCGATGCCAAACAAAAATGTAATTGCAAAGAACATAAAAGACTGCGTACAAATGTAAAAAGTATAAACTTCGGTTTAGCCTATGGTATGGGGCCACACAAACTAGCTGACACATTGCTTATCAGTATTAAAGAAGCAGAAAGATTAATTCAGAAATACTTTACAGCATTTCCTGCAATTAAAAACTTTCTAGAGTCTCTTGGTAATTATGGTAAGTGGAACGGATATATTAGAACATATGCACCGTACAGACGTATCAGATGGTTTGAAGAGTGGCAGGGTATAAATACAGACAAAGCTATGCTAGGTAAGATAGAGCGTGCAAGCAAGAACACACCAATTCAAGGTAGTGGTGCTGACATGTGTAAATCTGCACTAGTTATTGTACGTAATTATATCCATGATAACAAATTACCTGTTAAACTAGTGATGACAGTTCATGATCAAATTGACACTATAGTACACGAAAGTTATAAAGACGAGTGGTGTACTAAACTTCAAGAGCTTATGGAACAATCAACACTAGATATTATACCATCAGGGCTACTAAAAGCAGAGACAGAAATATCAACAGTATGGAAAAAGTAAAAGACACAGCAGGAAATGAGTTAAATCCAGGTGATCATGTTGTAGTACAAGGATGGAAAGGATTAGAGGTAGCTAAAATAAGAAGATTTACATCATCATGTATGTTATGTGATTACACATTTGTAAATCATATTGGAGATCGAATACCAAGTAGGTTACAACCTTATTTACCTAATCATCCTAATACAGCAATTAATGACAAGTATCCTGATAGAATGATTAAAGTGCTTAAAATAACTCAACAGCAGTATGACAACTTCCAGCAGAACCTCTAGGCAAATAGAGATAGTTCAAAAGTTTGCTGATAACAAAGGTAGAGGTACATTACTAGCAGCTACAGGCTTTGGTAAGACTTACACAGCAATCATGGTTATACTA